ATTTGCTTGTTCTATATTTTCGTCTTCTTCTGAGAAAGACGCTCCTGAAAAATTAGAAACCAAAGAAGAAACTAAAGAAGAACCCAAAGAAGAAATCAAAGAAGAACCCAAAGATAAAAAAGATAAAAAATAAATTAGTTTCAAATAATATTTTGATACTAATTATAATCAATTAATTAATTAATTTACTTAATTTCATGGCTCTAATCAACCGAGTCATCCCAATACCCCCTCCAGATCTTTCAAAAAAATCAAAATTCAGAAAATCATTCAATTCAGATTCTACACGTTCTTTTGTAAAAAGACTAAATAATTTTTCAGAATACATAGAATCACTTATATTATAAAACTGTTTTTTCATATCTTCTTTGTCTACTGAACGTTGTGCCGAACCGATTGTTTCCATTCCCCATAATAACACATCCACTTTTTTTGCTATATCTTTGTTATCATCATATAATTTCATATTCCAAAATGGTGATGTATGTTGAGGAAAATTCTTCAAAAACACAACCGGTCCATATTCTTCACATAATTTCTCTTCGTGATCGTTTTCCAATTCGTTTACACCATATTTTTTAGATGCATCAATATAATCAATATCTTTCATTTCATTTGAAAACCCCAAGTATTCTAGTAATTCCTTCTCGAGTATCATCATTTCATCCATACCTCCTTTTAATTCAAATTCAAACATAGGAAAAATTACTTCATGTCTTCCCGGTACCGGGTTAGGTTCTTGTCTATAGCTTGTACTAACACAAAAATATCCAGGTGCTCTTTCAGGATATTTAAGCATTTCATATTCTAACCACATTTGTCCAGTTTGAGGTAACGGATACACATCATTATTATAAATATATGTTGCAATCGTATTTGGGTCTTCACATGCTGCTAAAATACTAAGACGGCTTTGAGTATGAACCTCTAGAAAGCCCTTTTCTAGAAAAAACGAACGAAGTTTTGACACTACATTATGAAAATCTGAGGTATCGATGATACTCATTATATTTCCTAAATAAAAAAATTTTTATTCAAATTAAATATTTTATTTATTTTTTTTTACTGTAATTTGAGATCCTGGCTTTTTCTTTGTTTTTGATGGATCATACATTTCATCTTCATCGTCTGATCCTAAATTTTTGGACACCTCCCAAAATTCTTTAGATCCTAGTCTAAAAGATGGACGATTTTCAGCTTTATACCAAAAAATTTGATCTTGTAATTTATTTGATTTTGAATTATTATTTATTACTAAACATTCATAATTTTCAGTAGTTTGGTCCATAACACTACTAAATGATTCTAATGTTGGAAACATACTAGCGTAATTCTCCCATATTCTTTTTCGGTTTGTTAAATAAGGTTCTCTTAATATAAATACATAGTCAATATTTGTACGTAAAGTAGGTGGAATACCTAAAGGATACTGCATTGTAATTATTAACATAACTTTCCAATGTCTCCCATTCATAAACAATAATCTCATTAATTTATCTCTTGCCCATCCGTTATCATATAGACAATCATCTAATATTACAAAAGTTCTGGGATCTATACTACACTTTTTAAATTGTTCCATTTGTTGTTTCATTTGTTTAAGTACAACCTTTTGTCTTCTTAATACGTTTTCTATTAATACTGAACTGTATTCTTCGTGAATAAATAGTTTAGGAACATGTGCTCCGTAAAATCCATTTCCTGCTTCTGTTCCTGATATAACGGTACCTATCGGAATGTCTTGATGATGATACAATAAATCACGTACTAAAAATGTTTTTCCTGTATCTCTTCTACCAATTAATACAATAACTGGACCTTTGTTTTCATTTGGATGAAATGTAATTGATCGCATATCAAATTTCTTTAATTGTAAAGTCATATTACAATATATTATATAATATAACTCTTATTTTAACGATGTTATTCGTTTAGGAATATAAAATTTATTGTATTTTCATTCCATAGTATGAGCATCCCATTTCAAATAACATACAAGAAGAGTATATTACCTGACTTTAGTAATATCGAAAATGTACCTGATAAAGATGAAGAATACAATCCTGCTTTATTAAAAGATATTCAATCTTACAATCCTATATATTCTTTGTTTTTCGATGTAAACCCTAGTGATTCTATTATACTAAATCATCCATGGATAGTAAAGAGCTGGAATAAAATTCAATCATATAACAAAGAATGTGACGAACAATCAATGTTGTATCATGTAAAATATGCACCTTTAATTGATCCTATACACTATTTAATTGGAAAGTATGAAAAATTTCACGATACATTACGTTATCTACCGGGACATCCAGAATGTAATGATAAGATAAAATCACCACATAATTGTTCTTACACTGATAATTTCTTCAATTATTTGTCTGGACAAATGCTATCTTATCATAATGTTATTCACGGAATACAATATTTTGGATCATTTTTGGCAATACAAGACAATTTTAAATTTAATATCGATGACGATTATGATTACTTACAAGATTCAGAATTTTTTAGAAAGAACAAAGATATTACATACCATATGAAAGTATGTGAAGGCAATGTATTTGGAGATAATACACAGAAGAATAGAAAAATGTTAAACATTTCATCTACAAACGTAGAATTAGACTGTGTCGATGTTATATCTTTATCTGACGAAATTGAAAATATAGAAGAAAAATCTGACTTAGAAGAATTGTTGTTTGACAATAATAAAATAGACGATAATTCAGATTCTTCTTCTCATAGTTCAGAAGGAAGTAGCATAATTGTCTCGTCTTCAGATGATGATGATGATGATGATGATGATGATGATGATGACGATGACGACGATGACGATGACGACGATGATGATGACGATGATCACGAAACCTCTTCAGATTTCGAATCTTATGATAGTTCAGAAGACAATATCCATGCTTATATCCATGACTTTCCGATTCAAATGATATTTCTTGAAAAGTGCGACGGAACTTTAGATTCTTTGTTAGAAGAAGAAGCTATTAACGACAATGAACTAATATCTGCATTTATGCAAACTATATTCACTTTAATCATATATCAAAAATCGTTTGCATTTACTCATAATGATTTACACACAAATAATATAGTGTATAAAAAAACATCAATAAAAAACATAGTTTATAAATTTAATTCCAAAACATACAAAGTTCCAACGTATGGAAAGATTTTTAAAATTATAGATTTTGGAAGATCTATTTATAAGTTTAATGATAAATTAATTTGTAGCGACAGTTTTGCCCCCGGAGGAGATGCATACGGTCAATATAATACTGAACCTTTTTTTAACGGAGATAAACCTAGAATTTCACCCAACTATAGTTTTGATTTATGTAGGTTAGGGTGCTCATTATACGATTTTATAATTGATAATGGAATGGATCATTTACAAAAATCACAAGAAATAACCAAGCTATGGTGTACCGACGATAATGGTGTTAATATATTATACAAAAAAAATGGGGACGAAAGATATCCTAATTTTAAGTTGTATAAAATGATTTCTCGTATTGTTCATAAACATATTCCTGAAGAACAATTACGCAATCCTATATTTTCCATTTTTGAATGTATAAAATACAAAAAGGGAAAAAATGATACAATAGTTGATATTTCAAAAATACCCAAATATTATAATAATTAATTTAAAAAGAAGGTTTTTTACTTACAATATCATCGGACCGTGCTTCACGGTCTTCAAAATTTACGGTTTGTTTCACACCGATTAAGTTTCCATCTTCATCTATTGTTTGTGTAAGCTTATTACCACTTTCTTTTGCTTTATTTATATTATCTTGAATCGCTTTCTTTTTAGATTCATAGAGGCGTTTTTCAAATTCTTCTTTAGCCTGCTTTTCATTCTTTAGTTTTTCGTGATGAAGTTGGTTTAGCTCGTTTTCTAAGAATTCAATTCTTCCTGTTTTGTAGGCATCAGGGTCAAGAGGTGTCCATACGAAATTTCTTCCAACAAAAATATCATGGTTTGGATCCTTATCACGAAGTTCTTTAGCATATTTCTCAGCTTCGTCAACTGTAGAAAAGTTACCTCTATTAATAAATCCTCTTACAGATGTTTGAAAATTATTTTCTTTATTAAATTGTTCAGCCAACCTTTCTTCATTTTTATCCATAAAATATTTAAAATCTCCTTCTACGTTTTCTCGCTTTAGCACATTTTCTTCTTCTTTACAAAATTCTACCAAATCGTTCAAAATACTGTCTGGTTTTATCTGATACTTATGAGACAGAAATTGAGTAAAGTCAGAAAACATTGACAACGCTTTACTATATTGCCATTGTTTAACAAATGCTTCAAACATAAAAATATCTCTTTTTTTTATAATTTTTTCAGGAGAAACAAACGAATAACATCCATACAATTGGCTTGGTATTGGTTTATCTTCATTTAACAAGTCTACATACCTAGGGTTTAATTTACCATCATCAGTCATTTTCTTTTCAAATTTACGACCAGACATTCTGATTATATAAGTATTTAGGGTTTTTTTGATTTAAGTTCTTTTTTCATGATATTTTTTTATTTTTATATAATATACGTTATGAACGATTTTTTCGATTTTAGTGAACTTGTTAAACGTGCGATCAAGTACATCATAGAAGGTTTGATGGTTGCTATAGCCGCATACTCAATTCCTAAGAGAAAACTTGATATTGAGGAGGTATGTGCAGTTGCTTTGTCTGCTGCTGCTACTTTCGCAGTATTAGATGTATTTGTACCTAGTCTTGCATCTGGAGCTCGTGGTGGTGCTGGATTCGGTATTGGTGCTAATCTTGTTGGTTTTCCTGCATAAATATGTATAATAAAATATAATACATATTTCAAATATTTATATAAATAAATATTTTTATATAAATCATAACAATGTATTCGCATTTGTGTCAAATTGGAAAAAAATATGGTACAGATAAAGTAGAACATCAATTTACAAAATATTATTCGAAACTATTTGAATGTTACCGAAATGATAAGTTTAATTTTCTAGAAGTTGGTGTATTCTTCGGATCAAGCATTCGTATGTGGAATGAATACTTTCCGAATGCAACTATCTATGGAGCTGATACTTTTGAAGGCAATCAAGGAAATGGAAATGCATTTAAAAATGCTGATCAATTCTATAACGAGTGGAAACAAGAACGACCTTCTAATATAGAGCTTATGGTTCTTGATCAATCATCAGAAACTCAATTAAAGTTGTTTGTGAAATATTGTAAAGAAAATAATATTAAATTCAAAATCATAATAGACGATGGTAGTCACTTAATGTATGATCAACAAATCACAATGTTTTATTTATGGGATTTAATAGAAGATGGAGGTGTATATGTAATTGAAGATATTCATACATCTCATCAGACGGGTTATGATGTTAATGAAGATTCTTCTAACACTACAAAATTAATGCTCACAAATATAAAACTTAGAAATCGTCCATTTAGAAGTAAATATATTAATGACGATGCTAAATGTGACCAAATTACAAATGAAATCGGATATATTGATATTTTTTCAAAATGTAAAGAATCACAATCTGCAGCTATAAGCAAAAAAAATAAACTTTAATTAATCACTTAACAAAACAGGTAAATTGTCTCTTACAAAACTACATTTTCCATCTTCTGACCATTCAACTTGAATCGCACGTATTTCCACTCCATTTTTTGCTGCACGAATAACAGCATTCCTATACGTGGGATCAACATATGACGGTTGAAAATGCTTCACGTCCATTCTTTGTATTACAAAACACAATATTGCACGGTAAGACGTTGTCGTCTTTAATTGCTCTAACTCTTCTATATGCTTTAAAGCACGTGGACTTACTACATCGCTTCCTGTTTTACGATATCCATCTGGAAAATACGCTATTTTTTCATGTACTTCCATTTCATTGTTTAAATGCAAATACTTTTTTCTTTCCTTTTTCGGCACGTCCACATAATCTGCCAATGGAACGTTTTTAACTTCCATATAAAATTCAGTATTGTCTTCTAGTTTTCCGTAAAAATCAAATCTTGAATTCAATATTTTCTTTTCTCTACTGAATGATACACAGTTTGATAAAAACGACAACTTATTGAGAGTAAGTGCACGATCTACTATATTTTCAGCTATTTTTGGATTTATCCCTATTACAAATTTAAATCCTCTTTCTTCCAACAAAGCTAAATCTACTCTATATCTACACTTTGTTTTTTTCGAATCTACTTTTGTTACTATCACTTTACTCCCTTTATCTGCTAGACCACAACACCCGAGTGACGGAGAATGAGCCATTTCTGTTCCTTCCTCTATTTTAACATCCGCTACATAAGGGGTTTTACAATACAACGATGGACGTTTAACTACTTCTGTAGTAAATACTTCTGACAATTCGTAAAAATATTCCATTTTAGCTATATAAACTATCTCTTATTTATACTTCAAATTCATTAATTTTTCAATTTTTATATACTCATGCATATTTAACATATATGAACAGAAACTAATCTAGTTTATTAGATATATAACCTTTTTCTAAATATTTTTATATAAGGCGAATATAGCTTGTTTCTTAATATTTTTTCATATCCATTTATAATGTCTTCTTCTTCTATAAAATGGCTTAAATTCTCTTTTTTTATATATAATTGATTTTCTAAAAAGAATAAACATTTTTGTGTTTCTAAAATTGGGTATAATTGATTATCATCTCCAACTTGACTATAAAAGTTTAATATATCATCACCTGCATGTAAACTAAATATATAATTAAACATAGGACTAATAAAACGTATAGTAGGTGACGCTTTACGTTTCCTTATTTGAGTTAACAATATAATACTATTTGTAGATGATGTAGTAGTACATTGATATCTAAAGTCTCTGTGTTTATAATGCCTCCCGCAGTATACTTGTGTACATGCTCTACTACATTTAAATACTGAATATTGTTTTTCATCTTTATCTATTTCTATAATTTCAATACTATCTTCGTCGAATGAAGTATAATAACTTATCATAATTTCTAACTTTATAATAATCTTTATAATCTTTATGTTTTTCATAATTAATATATAAATATTTTATCATTATATATTAATGTCTTTAAACGTTGATATTTGTTGCGGATTGAATTGGGGAGATGAAGCAAAAGGTAAAATTGTAGCTCAACTTTCTAAATCTGGCAATTATAATTTTGTTTGTAGATGGGCAGGAGGTAATAATGCAGGACATACTGTATATTTAAACAAAAAAAAATTTAAAACTCATCTAATTCCATGTGGGATTTTTTACAATATACCATCTATTATTGGTCCAGATTGTGTAATTAATAAAGATTCTTTTTTTGAAGAAATAACTTATTTAAAAAATTGCGGATTTAATACCGATTTAATAAAAATATCACCAAAAGCACATATTGTTGATAAATCTCATATTTTTGAAGATAAAGAAAAATATAAAGAACAAGG